ATTAATTCAAATAACTTAAAGGATGAATCCCTTAATTTTTTAATCGCTTTTTCTTTTATTTGTCTAACACGTTCTTTTGTTAAACATAAATCATCAGCAATTTCTTGTAATGTTTTTTGATCACCAATCAAACCAAAATAATTTTTTATTATTATTTGTTCTACTTTGGTTAATGAATCAACAATATTATTTAAATCTTTTGATAAATTTTCCTTTTCAATATCAAGACCATTTTCTGGTGAATCCGAATCTGAATAAGGGATAATATCATACAAATCACCACCATCTTCGCCAATTTGTCTATCAAGACTCTCAATTACTGGTATATCTATGGTATTTTCTTCAATCTTGAATTCATGGTCAGTGTTTATCTCTTTATTGTTTTTCAACATTATATTTATCTTATTGACTGGCATTCTAATACCCCTTGATGCTTCATTCAATAACTTCATTATGGATTGTCTAATCCACCACACAGCATAAGATAAAAATCTAACATCGGTCTGTTCTGTATCATACTTGTCAACAGCAATACAAAGCCCTAGATTACCCTGATTTATCAAATCAGGTAATTCTATTCCACTATATTGATACTTCTTAGCAACAGCTATAACAAACCGTAGATTTGATTTAATGATGGTGTTTTTTGCCGCTTGATCTCCTTTTTTAATTTTTTCAAATAATAATATTTCATCATTTTTTGAGATGGTTGGATACTTTTTAATATCCGATAAATAATAAGAAATCTCTTGTTGGTTAATCCAATAACTCGATGTTTTAATGTTCATAATTTTTTTTAATTTAAAAGCTTAGATATATTATTTTCTTTTAGTATTTTTATACTGTTGTCAGCCCAATCCTGGACAAGTGGATTATGTGTTATTAACCAAATATGGTCAAAATATGTTTTAAGTTTATCAAAAAATAAACCAAGTTTATCTAAATTCTCATTTGCTACCTTACCAGTTATTTCATCAAAAACAATTAAATTAGGTTTTGGTAATGATGATACTTTACTAAAAACAGCCCTCAGTGCTAATGAACTAACTGTTTTTTCATAACCAGAACCAGCGGCAATGTTTTTCTCTACACCAGTTTCCTTATCAACCATCCAGAAATTAACATCCCCACCATCTTCCATTCTTAACTCCAAAATAAATTCCGAAGTATCAACCAATAATGCGTGAAGATATGAATTAATCAATGGTATCATTGTACCCAAAATCATTTTAGATATACCATTCTTACCATAAACATCCAAATATGTTTTAAATATTTTATCAATGGACTCATCCTTATTTAATTCCTTAATCAATGAATTAAATCCATCTATTAATTTATGGGAAGACTCAATATCTTTTTCAGTACTTTTTATCTGTAATAATAACAAATCTCTCTCTGAATAAATATTAGTTAATTTAGTTTTTATAAGTTCTAAATCAGTATCTATTTTTTTATTAGATTCTATGTTGGCAATATTATCACGATATTGTTTTAACTTATCTTCCCCACGTTTTAAACTTTCTTTATGTGTTAATAAATCAATTCTATGTCTAGATAATATCAGTTCATTTTTATTGAATTCATCCCACTCTGATTTTATGGTATCAAATTTTGATATCTCATCTTTTATTATATTTATTTCTTTATTCAGAGATAATATGGATTCATTTAATAAAATATTTGAATTCTGGATTTCTAATATTTTTGGTTTATTATCAACGTCCTTAAGTGGTTGTTTACATGATCTACAAAACTCATCATCAGTTAAACTTTTAATATTTGCATTATTTGAACTAATCTGGAATGTCGTATTTAATAAATCTTTTTCCTTTTCACGTAAATTTGATGTGAGTATCTGATACCTATCAATGTCAAATGGTTGAGCTGGTTCTTTAGATAATTCAATTAAGTTTTTTAATATTAATTCTTTATCCTTAATTGATTCATTTAACTTATTAATCCCAGAGACTATGGTATCTTCATTTAACTTATATAGTTCAGTATCAACATTATTTATACGCTTACTTTGTAATAACTCTTTTAATGATAAATTATCATTAAGTTTTTCTTCAACAAGTTTTAAATTTAAATTATTATTTTGATTTAATTGTATATTACCATTTATCCTACTTTTTTCTACTTCTATCTTAGATAAGACATCAGCCGTATTTGTTCTACTAAGGTTGGACTTTTCTCTCCACTCCGAGTACATTTTTTTAGCAATCTTTTCTTTTTCACGATAGAACTCCAAACCAATGAATCTAGTTAACAACCTACCCCTTTCTGTTGGTTTGGTTTTAATTAAATCTTCAAGATTATCAGCTGTTGTTAATATGGTTATTAAACAATCATCATAAGTACCAACATAATTTTTAATTAATTCCTCTGTAACTCTTTTCTCATCACCATTAAGCTCTTTAACCCCACCTTTTGGTAGTGGCCTATAAAAATTAAGCTCAGAAGAACACTTATATTCTTTATTTTTACCTAATTTTCTGCTTAAAACCCTTTTTATTATATAAAGCTCGCCCTCAATCTCAATAGTACCCTTAACAGATACCAGATCATTATCAGTGTATTTATTAAAAATATCTTCAAACTTAGTACTTTTTGATGTCACACCATAGAATAAAAACAACAATAAATCAATAGATAAAACAGATTTTCCTGCGAAATTTCCAGGATGTGATGATATTGATGTTATACCAGGTTCACCCAACTCAACAACATTATTCTCCCCATATGATAAAAAATTAGAAAACTCCAACTTTAATATCTTATAACTCTTATATCTATTTGTTTGATCCTTATAATCTTCCAAACTAGCACTAACTGTTGTATCAAGCTTATCAAAGTGTGCCCTGTTTATTGTAATGGCATTATCTTCAATAAATTTATCAATTAAATTCCTTTGATACCCAGGATCCAAAATCAATTCAGATGCATCAGCCCTTAAATCTGTCGATATGTCTGATTTTTTGTTGCTAATAGCTTTAAAAACAACTTTTACTTTAGGTGTTTTATATTTACCCTGAAAATATTTTTCAATACGTTTCTCATTTGTCTTGGAGTAATTATCCAATGTATCCTCCCAATAAACCCTAATTTGGTTTAATTCACTATATATATTATCTTCCATTTTTTTTATTTAAGCGTTTATAAGAATTTCAGCATCATTTTCAATATCGGTAATATCCGTCATTTTAAATGAAAGATATTTAACACTATTTTCTATATCATGAAAAGTATATTTCATATCATCAAGTGTTATATGACAATACCCATGTTGGGATATGGTCTCATGAAAATATTGTTGTATAAAACTTCCGACCATTATAATTGATTTACCTTTTTTATTAGTAAAAACCTGACGTTTATGAATGTCACCACATAAAGTTATATCACAACCATCAAATCTTTCAACATCATGACCATGGGCAAACACAAACCCCTTTTCATTAACAGCACCAGTTATAATACCATGATAAAGACCAATATATATACCATCATATGGTTTCATATGTAAATCTTTTGGTGCTATACCATTGTCATATATACTAAAAACACTCCATATAACATTTTCATCCTTATATAGATCACTGCTCTTAAAATAAAGTATATTATCCAAATTTAATGTGTTAATTATTGGTGTTAACGCATCCATCCGTTCTTTATTTTGTTCAACAATATCATGATTACCAGGTATTATAATAACCTTTGTTGTTAATTTTGAACAATTTTCAAGAAAATTTGAAACCTCATTAACCAACTCTGGTGTTAATTGATTTCTTGAATTCACAATATCACCAGTAATAACAATCCTGTCTGGTTTTAATGTTCTCATTTTATCATAAAAATATTCACATACTGACCTGAATTCGTCATGTCTTGCCAATGTTCTAAAATGTATGTCACCTACACATACAATGTCTCTTATATTCATAATTAATTATTTTTAAGCACCAATACTCATTCTATAATGTTGTATTAATAATTCAGCCTCTTTCTTCATGTATGGTACTGGTATTAACTTAAAAAACTTAACGTACTTATCCCAATAAAATAAACCACCACGACTAAATTTTCTGCCAGTCTCTCTTTCATACATCACACCATATATTGATATCTGAAGACAATACGTTGTATATTGAGAATAAATTAAATGATCCACAGGAAAATACATATAATCATTATATATATTATCATAATCAAATTTCTTATTTGTTTTAAAATCCCATACACTAAACTGATTATTTGGTAAATCTTCTATGATATCAGAGGTTCCCGCCACACCCAAATTATCGTTAAAATCATATGACATTATATGTTCTGGTCGAATACTTTGTGAACCTATTAAAGATAGGTCATTACCAACACAACATTCTTTAAATGCATCTATAACACATTTTTCAAAATTATCCCTTGGTATATATAAACCACTTTTATCAAGTAAATATCTTTCTAATATTTCATGTAAATTAGTTCCATACTCATTAGCTTGTCTATTTATTTCCTTCCATTCTGCTAATACAGATTCTTTAGTTACACCTTTCCTATCAGCTACACGTTGTGCATGAAACTCTTCATCAAATTTTTTCTTATAATTACCTAGTATGGTAGTTACGGAAGTATATTTAATATTAGGTTTTTGGTCATTGGTGTAGGTGTGGGTTTCATGATTTAATGTTATCATTTTTAATCTTTTAATCTTCCGCTTGTCCTCAAAAATTTTATGAGGTTATTATTTCCATATAGTTGATTATATAAAGATATATCCAATCCATCTGGTAAGTTATTTATTAAAATTTTATTATATAATCTACCACCATTTAATTTATGATAGATTTTTTTTGCATCCTCCCAAGCATCTGGATCCAAAACAATTATGATGAAACTATTGGCTTTTTTATATAAAGTACTAAATAATTTATCATAAAGTTTTTTACCAAGAAGTGGTATGCTGTTTGGTATTGGAATATGGTCAAATCCGCCCTCGACAAGAAATATAGGTTTATCCCAATCAATTAGATATTCATTAAATATTATATTCGTTTTATCGGCCTTAGCGTTTAAATATTTAAATTTTTTAACACTAGGTGATATAGCCCTTGTTATATAATAATTTAATTTATTTTCTGAATCAAATGAGGGTAATACTATTCTATATTGGTAGAATCCAGATAAACAGTAACCTATTTTATATTTATTAATCTGTTCATCCGTTATACCTCTATTTCTAAGGTATATAAATGCATTCTTAAAGAAGGATATGTTGTTTTGACCATACAAAGGTACATATTCTGGTGGTAATACCAAGTCATCAGCTTCAATAGAATCTTTACAATTCTTATAATAATCTGATTCGGAGAAACTTATTTTTAAGGATTTAAATAATTTTATACTATCTTTTGTTCCAAAATCTTTTATAAGCTTAAATAAAAACCCTTTTGTTTCATCTGTTTCTCCACAAGACCAGCATTTATATACACCAGACTCATAATTTATTTCTAAATTGCCTTTACCATCATAACGAACACCTTTCATCTCAGAACACACTGGACAATCAAAAGATATCTGGCATCTGCTCTCATTATGAACAGATGGTTCTCCAAGTATATCTTCTAATAGGATTAATAAACTCTGTATATTCTCTTCAAGTGTGTAATTACTCATAGACTACCACAAAGATAGTAATAAGAATTGAGAAAACCAAATGAATTTTGGTTATTTTATGTGGTCGTTCATTTTTAAAAAAGCACGGGCACAGCAATAAGCATCTGAAACATCATACATCTCGTTTTTCATCTTACCCTTTTTATCTTTCTCCCATGTTATTTGTGGTTCAAGTGCGGCCACTTTCTTCCAAATAATGTCTTTTTTATCTATATCTTTTGGAAGACCACCGAATAAAACAATCTTCCCATCTTTATTCGGTTGCATTAATTCTGGAAATGCATTCTTCCTGGATTCATATGTTGATATATATGTTGGTACTATACCAAATTTATCATAAATTATTTTACTAACCATACCATTAAACCTAAGTAGCGTACCAACTGTATTAACATTGTTAGATCTGAGTAATGGTTCCTCAATAACAACATATTTAACTCCCATACCTAGATACTTACTAGAAAATTCAGAGAAATGATTAGCTTTTATCATCAACTCCTCTATTTTAGTTTCTGGTACTGGTTTAGCTTTAGGTGCTATATGTGTTAATTCCAATGGTGTACCATCCATCTTGAATAAAGCTACACCGATAGTTTTGGTTGACACATCTAAACCGAGTAATAAATCTTCTTTTTTAACTTCTATCATATTATAATCTAATTTTTAATGAAAAACTAACTATATCATACCAGTATTTTTTTATTGGCTGGGTTGGTTTGCAAACAGCTAGTAAATTTCCTTGTGAATCATGAATACCCAATTGTGTTATTATAACTGGTTCAAGGTTCTGATTATTTGTATAAAAAGAAGCATAATCTGAAGAATTGTCAACACCTAATAATTCTTTTGCTGTATCATTTGTTGATTTATAAAATTCATCAGATGATGCCAAACAAACAATATTTAAAGATTTTTCATAATTATAACTTAAAAACTCCATGTATGGGGTAACTGGCGTTCCGCTGCCAGTCCTTCCAGTATATATGAACTCAGTATTTTCCCACTGTACATTATTAGAACTATCACGATTAAATATAAAATGTGTTGACCCAGTATATGTTCTAACACCATGTAATGTGGTTGAGTTTCTTCTATATAAATTAGAATTTCTAGCAGCATTACCATAAAAATCATATACTTTTAATGGTTGTGATATTGTACCACCAGTAGATATTTTACCATTGAATGCATTTACAAATATACTATCAACGATTTGTTGATGTGTTAATACGATAAAACCTTTATCTAAATAAGCAACCCCTACACAATTATCTTTATAATAATTATACGTTTCTTTAACCTGAGCATTTGGATTGAATACTTTTGTCCCATCAATAACATCAGAATGACCATCACTCCAACTACCAGTACTATTATCATATGGTGTACCTATCAAATCACTAAATAGTAAAACCGTGTTACTTTCATAATTTGTAATTGGTTTAGATAGGTCAATTGGTTCACCGATATCTTTCATACTTAAATCAAGTTCGGATAAAACATTATCCAATGACCTATTTAAACCAGATTTATTGTATGTACCATATAGACCAATAGTAGATGGATTTGTTAAATAAGAATTTTTTATACCCAAATAATTTTTAATATATGACCCTGTTGTTGAACCGCTCCAATATGGTATATTTAGTTTTATAGATTTACCGTCTATAATTGCCCCGTATTGATTTGATTGGATATCCAATATTAAAAATAAATCATTAGGTACTGGTAACTTACTATATGCTGTCGTGTTAAATTCAGTTGTACCAATTGTTTGTAAAACCGTTTTATAAAATTCGCCAGTACTCCCAGATATGGTCGGATCAGTTATCAGCGCATCTGATGTCACACCACCAGGTAATGTATCTGATGTCAAAGGATTCCAATAGTAAGGTATACCAGATTTGTACACAGTAGGTGTTTGCTGTGCGGTGGCTTGAGTTAAATAACCAAGCTTTGTTCTTGTATACTTAGAAAGTTCAGCGTCAGAAACGGGTAAATTAAGTGATTTAAGTGTATTCGCAAAAATATTGTTTGTGGCTTGTCTTTCAATGAATAACATTGGCATTACTTGTGTTGTGGAACCTGTAAACGCTGCTTGTGACCCATACAAATAATTATAACCATCATTACCATCATAAGGAACGCTTTCATTAACAACAACAGCAGCCTCAATCGGTTTTAATATACTATAATTTGATGGTGAAACTGTGTATTCTATATATCCACGACAATCACCAGATGAAAGAGTTAATGAAAAACTTGGGTCAGTATACTGTACGGTAAAAAAATTAAAATATGTATCTGTTTGAGCTATTAGAATAGCATTACTGGTTGATGAAAACCCCTGAAATAAACCAGCTACAGTATTTGTTGATATTGTATTTAATTTATTAACCAGACCACCAGATGTTGATGATGGGACTTCAGTGTGTGTTATAATTACCGTATCATTTAATGCTGGTAAATATGTTGGCTCATTATCAATGTAAAATGTAGCAATACCATCACCAGTATTACCAACAGCCCTTCTATAGAATGGTATTCTTATCTTAAGTAATCCGTTATTAGCCATTTTTATCTAATTATATTAGTTTTTATTTTTATATTAGGTGATATTGAAAATAAGTTATCAGCATAATCACCAGTTAAATCACCATTAATTTGTGTTAAAGACATATTAGCCAAATAATTCACATCATCATCACTAATGGAAAATTGTGCTGGTACAAATCCTTGGTTTAGTAGTGTTGTTCTACCTAGATCAGTTAAATAGACCTTCATATCTACAACCGATGTGTTTTTTGGTATAAATCCCATTATTATAATTTTATGTATCTTATTATTAAATTAAAGTATTTTTATTATAAATATCATTTTTTTTATTTTTAAACAATAGTATATGATAAATTATTGTTTTCTCCTTGTTTAATAGAGGATAATGGATTATAACCACCAGTATCTGGTTTATCCCCATTTATAACACCACTTATATAACCAGTATTAACTAAATTTATTGATACAACCATGGTTTCACTAATTAGGTCTGATACCTCATTTATGGGGTTTTTATTATAATAATAAAAATTAAAACTAAAATCAATAACACCAATTCGTCTATCTGGTGTTATATTAGTTTTACCAAAATATAAATTATTTAAATCACTAACATTTTCTGAAACAAAAACAATAGAAAAATCAATTGATTCAAATGGTGCTAACATAACTCTTTCTTTATTATACCACACATTTAAAATCCTGGTTATTAACTTTCCTATGATTTTATTTTTATATGATAAAACATATGTTGTATATGTATATTCATTTTCAACATTAATAGAACTACTTATTACATTAATAACTTTCTCATGGTTATTAAGAAATGAAGCTCTTATTTTACCATTATTATTTAATAAAAAATTATTATAATATATTGGCGAGTTTGTCTTATTTAAAAAATAAAACAAACCATCATTAAAATTAGAAACAGATTTTTTGTTATCTGAAATACTTATTCCTGGTGTATTAATATAAAATTCAGAATTAGGTATATAAAAACTAAATTCTGGATCATTTATTGGTGTACTTAATACACTAGTCACTGTGTAAAATAATGGGGCATCAGCTATACCACCGCCTAGTGCATCTCCCCCTCCCTTTAATCCTGTTGTTACTAGTGTACTCATAATTAATAATAGTATGTTGTTGTTTCTGTTGTCTTTTTAATAATTTTATTAGATAATTTAGAGTATTCTACCAAAATAGAATAATTATTATTATTTCTAACATTATTGTTATTAAACTTATCAAAATCTAACTTCGCATTTACCCTAAAATTATAACCAGTTGGTGCAGATGAATAATCATCAAAATGGTCAATTATTGTATGTTCTGTTAATCCGACTGTATAGGTTTTCTCACTATAATTCATTAATATAGTATATGAATCATCAACTAAATTAACTAAATTAGTATAGCCAGTACTTGTATATCTACCAATAATACCACTTGTATAATTATTGGTTGTACCCGTGGTTCTATATTGTTGTAACCCACTTAATTTTAATGGTATTTTATTAGAACCTAATAAAACAAATAAATTAACACTAAGATTTTCTGAAGTTCCTGTTGGGTTATATTTTAAATTTTTTGCATTTGCAAATCTAAAATAAAAATTAAATGAGTTGTGATAAGCTTCACCAATAACTAGTTCATTTAGTTTTAAAATTTCGCTATGAACCACATTTGTATTAGAACGATTTTTTGAATTATTACCAATAAAAGATAAATCAAAAATATTTGTTTTATCTTGGTAATTTGAATTAATGAATACAAATCTATTTATATCTTTATTATCTATTGGGTATAAATCATAATTTTGTATTAAATCACCTAGTTTTGGGTTTTCTGAATATTGAGACCTTAAATACAAACCATTTAAATCAACTAAATAATATTGTTTATAACCATTTATTTTTTTATATGTTATCGGTGTCTGTTGTGAAATTGTTGGTGATGGTGAGTATAATATATAATCTCTATTAGTTGTTTTATTAATACCAAATAAACCATTTTTATATTCAGATCCACTTAGAATATCACCACGTTCACTTGACTGAGTGAAAACATTTTTAAACCCATTTGTTAAACTATTATCATCTTTTATTGTAACTATGTTCTGATTTGTTAATGATGGATTGAACTGGTCAGAATTAAGTATATTATAATTAGTATCATCATCAGATAATGAGAAATATAAAGCATTATTCTTCAGACCACCATTATAAAATGACTCCTTACCTTTATCAGTAAGATATATAACAAATTCATTAGTATTTCCGTTTATAAAACCCATTTTAAAAATCTATAGTTGCCTGTATTGTTAATAAATCCGAATTATATTTTCTAGTTATAGGTTGACTAAATTTACCAATAGCCACCAAATCACCATCAGCATCATAAACACCTAATTCACTAAATGAAACCTTATTTGAATTAATGTCAAATGTTGGATTAGTTGTTGTTATAAATGTATTCGGTAAAACATTAAAAGTAAATAATGTTTTATATATTGTTGATTTAATATCAACCCCTACATTACCATAAAAAAATACTTCATCCCCAAATGTCATACCAGTAGGGTTTGTTTTTATTTGTGGTAATATAACTGTATCATTTAAATCATAATAATTATTTATTGTATTATTTATATCATCTTTATCAATATAAACTCTTAAATTATTTAAGTTATTTGGTGTCATTAATCCACTATCAATAATGGTATCACCCAAAGAACTGGCATCTAAATAATATAAAACAATTTGACTACCAGTTGATGGTGTGAAATTTAATTGAACCCGTCTATTAGCGGTAGTACCAGTCGGGTAAACACCATACAAAGTACTACTCAATAAAGAACCATTATAAAATAAATAAACAACATTATTATTTGGTTGGTTTGTTAGTGTTAAATTGATATTGCCACCTATTTTATAAATACCGTCTAAATAAGTATTAGAATTTAATATCGTATTATTTGGAACCGTTACTTGTGTTTTAATTGTCCCAGCAGATGTAGATTCTCCATATAAATAAACTACTTTATAATGGTTATCAATATCTATAGAACCCAATTTTATATATGTCGTACCACTTTCTGTATATAAATAATAACACATTGTTGTATCAGATGTTACAGCTGGTGGGAATATTGATGGGCCACATACAACAGTTGTACCACTAGACGTAACATAAAAAACTAATATATCACCAATCGGGTTATGTGATAAGCTGAATGTTGGGTCTTCAATAGGAAATGAAAAAATAAAATCATCTACTTTAAGAAACATGTCACTAGTTACAGAAATAGATGATTGGTCAACACAACCACTGATACCCATATACGAATTTACATTAAACTCTCTCCATTCCAATGGATTTGGTAATCCACCTATTTCTGTTTTTTGCCATAATATGGACACATCACTTATATTAAAACCCAATGGGGATGTTGGGTCAAATAAATAAGAAAATTCTGAGTAAAGCGGATTTAATGGATCTTTTGGTAATTGAAATAAAATATCTTTTGGTTTTGTTGTTATGTTATCGATTGTTTTATAATTTTCACATTGTATACCAGTTATACCATTAGAATTTTTTAACAAATATGTTATGTGTGCTGTTTCATTTATACCTAAAGAACCAGCTATATTGGAACCAGGGCAATGTCCAGGGTCAACTAAAGAAACAACTGGAGATGGTAGTGTCCAATTTCTATTTGATTTAAATGATAATGCCGATATTAACTCTTGGTCTTCTATTATAATTATTTTCTGATCAACCAATACTTTACCAACCACTGTTGGTGATACTTCTTGGTCAATTAAATCATAATAAGGAACATTACCATTAATATATTTCAAAACATCATCACAAATAAATGTATAACCAATAGTTGATGCTAATGATGCACCACCAAACTGTTTTTTATGCCACATTAAATATGGTATATTTAATTTTAATGAATTACCATAAAACCCTTCACCATAAAAGTTAGCAATTGTATTATTTGTATAATGTATAACACCTATTTTATTTATGGTCTGTGTATAACCACTAATATTATTATCAGTGGTGCCAGTTACAATAGTATTAGGGTTAACTGATGTATATATATCAGTTAAATAACCATAATCTATTGCAGTACCCATGTATTCATATCCATTACTAAATTCACGACCCTTATATATTGAATTGTCTAATCCAATAATATCACGAATATTTATTATATTCATATTCCAAACAGGTACATCTTTTATTGTTTCCTGACCAGGTATAGCAGTAAAATTTAAATCACCATTAGACCAATAAGCAATGGGTGAATCCTTATCATAATAATCAGATATTGTTTGTTTACCAGGATAAATAAACCCTTTAACCCTACAATTAGTGAAATTAGGTAATTCTCTATCTAACTTGAAATTGATTGTCTGGTTATTTGTTATACCAGTTAAAGGTAATGAAGACGTGGAATTAACACTAACAATATTGTACCATAAATACTGTGTTGGATCTGTATTTATATATGGATTCATACTAGTTGTATGTCCAGTATAATATTTATTTTGTATTATCTTTAAAAATAAATAATCACCAGATTTAACATTTATATAATTATTATTTTTTAAAGATGTTGTATATCCAGTACCAATCCCATAGTTAACAAATGTTGTGGATCCAGTTGTTTGGGTATATTTAAGATCAACATTAACGGATGACCCAGTTATAATGCCACTTAAATTATATAATGATGTTAATGATGGTTCTATTAGATTAAATGTAGAACCACTAAAAAATCCTCTGTTTTTGGCTGACGTACTAATAACTTTAGGAAATGATGTTATATTTGTTATAGGTACATTAAATATATTGTTATTATATGGTACTTTAAATAATATATCGTGATTATTATCTGTTGGTCTTAATATATTTAATTTAACTGGCGTTTTATTTGTATAATCAATCTCACTATCACCAAGAGAGAATGAATCAAAATTTAATGCACCATATGACAATCTAAAACGACCATAATCAGTTATTTTTAGATTTATTAAAGGGTCGTTTTGTTTAATTATATAACTCATATGTTTATAACTTTATTTCGTTTTTTATTGTATAAAGACTAGTACTAGAATTATTTAACCCTTTTAAATTAAATGTTATTAATTTATTATCTGTTATATTAGGTATAACTATTGTTCTTTTTTCTGTTGTACTAACAATATTTTTATTTGTTATCAAGGTTGTTGTTGTAACACCACTATCAGTTTTATCAAATAAAGGTGTTGTATTCAAATACCCACTATCATAAATAGTATTCTTATTATTTATATCATACTCATATGTAATTGTCAAGGTTTCTCCAGATAAAATAGATAAAGTTGTATCAAAAACATCACCGCTATTGATAGTAGTGCTACTATTTAAATTATTGGTTGATGTATACCAACTAATTTTAACATTACTATTACCATTTTGTATTGTATTTAATCTTATATAATATACTGTGTTATTTGTATTAGTAGTCGTTAATGTATTTAATGTAACAAAATTTGGTTCTATTAAATTTATTTGTGAAACGTCTGTATCTAATGTAATACCAAGTATAGATGTAGCACTATGACCACATGGATCAGTTATATTTAGCATACCGATAAACTCGCCAGTTAATGGTAGACCAATATTATCTTTATCATAATAATAATCCATTATTATATCATTATTAACATTTCTATACCCAACATAACCATGCTTATAAACATTTTTTATACTTGTATCCTTAGAATCAAAATACTTATCTACACCATTTTTCAATGAACCATCTATTGTTGTCCCACTAAAAGAATTAATAGTAAACCCAGTCTTCATATTCAATAATTTATCATAGAAATAAAGTTTTGATTTAACATCATCGGTTAAAGAATAAATATCTGATTCATAAACACTAACCCTGGTTCTATCTTTATAGAAAGTAAAATCATTTACCAAACAAAAATCATTTAACTCCCATGAATTAGTGTCCATAAATGGTTGTATTGATGACATGCTATCTATATTTGATATATATCTATATAAAACACCACGACTAACACAATACCTATCAACCAGATTTTTAGACCCTAACGAATATGTTCTTGTTGATTGAAAATCTCTTGGGTTATTTACAGCACTATCATAACATAACCACTCAAAAATAGGTGAGTAATTTTTGTTTATAAACTCTTTATATAAACAACCTACATTGGTGTAATAATCATACTCAGTATTATAACCCATATTAACTGGATAATAATATACATTACCGACCTGATTAGTTGGTATATACTGACTAATTACAGATGTGCTGTCATTAGTCATTACCAAATCACCATCACTAAAACCCTGTAGTTTATAATAACCTAATGCGTTACAATCATTGTATCCATTATTTGTCTGTAACACATCAATATATAACGGATATCTACCAGTAATATTATTAGAATTTGGTGTTGTTAAATATGGTGAAAAAGACCCACCAGTTTGACCGCTCACTATCCACCCAACAATATTACCTAATGAGTCTGTTGGTACTAAGTTAGGTAATTTAATAACAGCATTATACGAATTATTATGGGTATAGTCATCTATACCAGAATCACCCTGATTAAAATTAAATGGGTTTAAATATGAATCCTGTGTATAACCAGTTGATAATTGTATCCAATAAGCTGACCCGATTGGATTATCGTGTGTTATAAATGGTGCATTAGATTTAAGATTTTTATAAAATAATACATCACCATCAACACTATATGAAACAACGTCCTCTCTATTATAAAACTGACCATTATAATTACCAGTTATACCAGTAGAATATAATAATGGTTTATTATATATAAACCTATATATTGATTTGTTATAATAAACTATATCACCATATGATAAATTTAATGTGTTACCAGTCTCAATATAATTTATTATATCATTATTAGTATATGGGTATATGTTATTATCGTTTATCTTATAATGAGAAAATCTTTCATATCCCCATGGTGAGTAATTTTTAGGGTCATATTTAACTATCTCATCAAAACAAGATCTACTACCCAATGGAGAATATATGTCATTTATTTGATATGGGTATATTGTCGTACCGCTAACATATTTAAGACAATGTTCTGGTAATATATCGTTGGTACATATAAAAACCCTATCAATATCAACTGTTTGTATCTTGTTAACACCATTAATATTAATAACTTTTTTATATGAGCTAATCGTTGTTTTTACCATATCATTAACTTTATAATTAATGATATTTTTATTATAATATTCAACACTGTTTAGTATATTAACATATATATCACTATCATAAACAGTATTTTCTAATTGATATGTCGTACCAGTTATATTTACCCTTCTTGTTGAATATATAGTATCTGGATTATCTATATTTAATTTATTATAATCTAATATACCATCATCATAAGACTGAAATAATTTATATGTGTATGTGTTTCCTGTACCGACATTAATTGAGTTATTCAGCGTAGACCTGGATGGCATATATGGGTATGCATTATCCACGCTGAATAATCTTCTACTTATATTTTTACCAATAATAATATTATTTGTTACTGATCCACCCTCATACGTTGAAGGTGTATTACCAAGATAATAATCATTACCTAATATATTATATGTATAATCAATACCATATTGCCCAATAACAGCTGTATCAGATACTATAGTTGTATATGGTAATTTCTTTGTTTTTATATTAAAATTAAAATCTATTTTATCATACCCAATATATTTATCAAACAATAATTTATCTGAATCGTTTGCTGATGAATTATAAAATTTTTTATAATAATCATAAAACAATTTATTAAATATTTTTGATGTATCTGGTGTTTGGTTATAATTTAATGATGGATAGTTTATATAATAGTGATTAGTACCTGGTCTATTATCTTCATAAATATAATTATCCACATCAACAATAGAAGCTGTTGACCCTGTAGAAATATCATATTTACCAACTAAAGGTGCTATAGATAATCCGAATTCTGTATCCATACCATACATAACCTTTCTACCAGTATTAAACATTAATCTAAATCTAGCATCATTATATGGTAAATACTCACCACTACTAACGTCAGAATATGTATAATCTATTTTTTCATATCTAGATATTGAACACGGTGATGTGATTGGATTTATTACTAAATAAATTTTTTCATTTGTTGTAAAAAACCCTTCAAATATAAAATTATAAACATTATCATCTGGGGTATTTAACCCAGAAAAAATAAATGTTTGTTGTGTTATTGGAATACCCGAACCATTAACTAATTTAATAACAACAGATTGGTCATTTCTTAAATCTGTTGTAAAATATAATTTTATATCAAATTTTAAATAAGAATTCTTTTTAACTAGATAAAATCCTGGATTATTAGAAACCAAAGATAATGACTCACCACTTATATTGAAATTAGTATTTAATGATTGTATTGATACATAGTTATCGGTATCTGGCGTTAATAATAGTGTATCATTTAATGTATGAACTAATTCCTCATCAATTCTTGGTGTATAAAATGGTCCTATTTTATTAACATCAATAGGGTATAACCCATCAAAACTTAAATTATATGAATTGCTTATATATAAAGAATTATCTATTATATTATTTTTAACTAAATAGGTATTATTTCTAGTTGACCCAGAAAATATATAATCTAAATTAATAACTTTAGATAGATTTATAGATAATTTATTTGTATTTAATAATAAATTAAATTTATCAATATAAGCTGGTTCAACATGCATTAATGGGTCAGTGGTTGTTCTACCAGAATAATTTTGATACATATCACCAACAATACCAGTACTAATGGTTACACCTGTCGGTGTTGTGGTTGTCCCAGTTATTGTTGATCCAGTTACAATATATGTAATTAAAGGTGTTGGTGCATAAGTGATTAAATCACCATTAATAAATGTTTCACCAAGAGACCATACTTTTCTTTTATTATATGGAACAGCCCAATTACCGCTATATCCGCCAACGATATTAGTTGGTTTTATAGTTGATGTATTTTTAGAAAACCCGTAATATTTTGGTTGTTTTAATATTCTATTATTCCCAAAATTATCCACATAATTAGATATAGCTGGATATAAATTTGTCCCAGAAGAATTAAAATTTAAATTTATTGTTCTACCACTATAATCATAATAACAAACGTGTGGTTGTGGTGGTGGACAATCAAAATTAATCATTAAATCAATGTACGCAAAACCCATACCTATTGATTTAAAAAAGTATTCTCTTTCTGTGGTATTTGGTAAAGCATTAGTAATACCATCACAATCTGGGAATATTATATTTCTAGGGTTAGAGTCCCTAGAAATATGTGTATATAATGAAGTACCACTGTACGTTAAAATTAAATTATTATTGCTTGTGTTTTTTACAAAAGTTTTTGCTATATTTGGTGTTTGATTATAAGTTAAACCAGTAGTAACTATTATGGTTAATGGTTTAACTTTAGCATAATTATTTAATGTCGTAGGAGTTGTAGACGCAGTAAATGGATATCCACCTGGGAATGGTAATATACTAGGTACTGTGTTTAAACGATATAATTCATTATTATAAACCACAAAAGTACCATATCTTCTTAAATTATTTGGGTTAGAATTATATAATAACGATGTACTACTAGTTGATCCACTAACCTCCATAATATTACCCTCATACTTTATATTAGTATAATCCGTATTAATATACCAATTTGTTATGTTATGGTCAGTGTTACAAAAATCAGTATTTCCATAATACACCCCAAAATATTGATTTATGGTGGGATCAGTACCAGTAATCCTATTACCTATATTACCATTAATACCGAATGTTATCGACTCACCTTGTATTGACTCATTTAAATCACCATTATTTCCTGATATACTAGTTTGACCTTGGTATACAGGCTTTTGCGCTTTGGTTTGAAACTCAGATCCAACAGTACCTAACCAATTAATATCATTATTTAACCCCTCTTTATATATAAATTTATTATCAATATATATACTATTTTTTATCTTTTTGCCTGCATTAATTATTGATGTGGCTGGTGTAAATTGTTTTATTAAATTAACCCAATGTGTATCAAAATATCCTAAAAAATCTAATCCTTTATCATAAGATACATAGTTATTACTTATTCTAAGAAAATCATAATATATTTTACTTAGAGTTGGGTATGTTTTGATTGTTTTCCTATTTTCAACAGAAATATAATCATTAACCACTTTACCCATATATTCATTAAATGTCATATTAGGTACATCTAATGTTTTTGTATATCCAGTACTTAATGTGGAATCTATTTTTATATTATTTTTATAAAAATATTTATACACAGAATGGTCTATAATCCTATCCAAAGATAAATAAACATCCAAATCTTTAACATTAATTGATAGTCTTGAGTCTGCTTCGTAATAATTTGTTTCCCTTAGTGTATTTTCATTTATATTATAATGTTTCGTCTCATTATATACCCATGATTTTACGTTATCAATTGTTTTAAATAATGTGAAACCTTTAACACCATCAAAATTGGTGTACCCATTTATATACTTATTACCATAATCATATGGACCAATATTTTCGCTATCTTGTGTAAAATATCCACCATTTTCTTGAAACGAAATATCTGATGGTGTGGTTGGATATCCTTTAGAATCAAAAGGATATTTACCAAGTAACTGATTTGGGTCTATTATATTAGTTTTTTGATAAATCTTATTTAATTTATCAACAATATCAAGCTTATTATCAGCAATATAAACATACTCATTTATCTCTATAATATAATCTGGTACACCAACCAATTTAAGTATAAAATCTATGGCTTTCCTAGTACCCTTACTCTTAAATAAATAAAAAGCATTTATAGCAATTCTTCTCCATAACTCAATATCTAGTTCTACTGGTGTTATCGTTGTTTTTTTAGTATCTTTTATGGTAAATAAATCATTTACCATACTATCTATATCACTTTCAACCAAAGTATCAAAACCAAGCATGGTTGCGAAGTTTTTAACCAAAGTATCTGGAATATTTTCAACTTTATCATATGATAAGTTAGTCATATAAGATATACCATCAATATATTTTTTAACTTCATCAAATAATCTACCATATGTCTGAAGAATTATCTCCATTTTCTTATCTGGTGTATCAAATTCATGTAATGAATCAGTAACCAGAAGCCTACTGATTATATTAGATTTATATGAATCATAATTTAAAGCAATTTCATTTAATGATGTTAAAAAATCATCAAATGATGAATCAAGCAAATTAATATTAACCTCATCAAAAACAGGAAAAGATAAGAATTTGTTTGTTAATGTTATATTCCCAGCATCATCAAACACTGGATCAACAAACAATGATTTATATGATTTACTATTTTCATCATAGTTTAATAAAAACTTACCAAGATCACTTAAATTGTTTATAAACTCATTATATTTTTCTTTTTTTGGTTTTATATAAAATAAAACGTTTGCTTCATTATTTTGATTTAATTTATCTAAAAATGGTATACCAGCCGTGGTTATCACCAAACCAGTACTTATATCATCAAGGGTTAATGGTAACGTAACATCTATTATAGGATACTCGACATTATTATATAATATAACATAATCACTAAAAGTTTTACCAAAATTTCTTAAAATAGATATATTTGAATCATCGATTTTTTGTAATGATTTGTTTGTTATATCGATAGAAAACGGATTGAATAAGTTTTTTATGTTAACTTTAAATGTTGCAACGTTATCAGATACATAACTAATATAATTAGTTATTGATGGATACATTATTGAAACAGGTGATGATTTTATACCACCTGGATAATTCTGTGTTATCTCAATAAGAGTGTTTTTAAACCCCTCAACAAGTGATGAGAACCTAGAGTAGTTTTCTAATATAGATTTATCATATAAAACATCTGCCTTTATAGATGAATTTATTGTTTCAGTTACAAACCCTATAACATCACTAGATGTTATATTTGCTTGATTCTGTATTTTTGATACTGTATATGATTTATTTATATTAGATTGTGCTAATATATTATTTGTTTTATTTTTAGTGATGCTTTTAGTTATACTAAAATTACCTAATGTAAAAAATGGGTCACCAGCGGAAACTTCAGTCTTATTATTAGCAAACTGCATTCCTACCAACTTATCACCAAAAACATCACTACCAAAAGCTACTAACTTACCCTGATTTATTGAGTATCTTAGGGTATTATTATATTCAATATAAGATGAACATGGTATATAGTTAGTAACACCATTAATTATGTATGTCCTATAACCATTACAACCTAATTCCTTAGACCTGTTTATGGCATCCTGTGGATTGGTATATAAATCACCTAATATTGGTGTTGAACTGAAGTTTAAATCGGCCATTAATTTACTATGTTTGAAAATTGTTTAGTTGTGTCTATATTTGCTCTTTTTCTCCTCACCTCATATAATTTATTACCTAAACTATCTTTAATTTCAAACAAATCATATTGGGCATATATATCATTATTTTGATCATAAAGTGTGTATATGCCATCATCAATAGATTTTGTCTGATTGCCGTATAACGCCACTGCTAATGATTCAACATCATATCCTACCATTTCAACTTCAAAAACCTCTGGGTTGAAGCTTGTGTTGGTAATAATGACAGACTGTCCCTTTTTGCCTATAAATGGTGCAGACGTTGGTTTAAAACTTGGTGCAACATTAGGGGTTACTGTACAGAATAACATATTTCCAACATTATTATAAACATACTTTATACTTTTTTGTGAGCTATTTCCTGTGGTTACTTGTACTGGTTCAGATATAAATGATGATGTTATTATTCTAAACAAATTTTTCTGTTTAGTTCCATCAGTATTTAAATATTCAATCCTATATCCATCTAACCCATTATTAGTGAACTTGGATACAAATGTCGGGTCAACATTATCCCTATTAAAAACAAGTCCTTTAACGTCTGGAAATGTCGATAATTCAGCACAATCATTTATTATTGCACGAATCTGTGCTGGTCTGATATAAACCGTATAAAACCCTTTATTATTAAATATTGTTTTAGGTAATGTTAAATTATATAATCCACCAAGAACTTCTAAATTAGAACCACCAATATCGGATGAACTCATAACTGGTGATAACACTGTATTGCCACCCAATTTTGTTATTACAGGTGTCTCACTAGAATTTCTACTCTTGGTGTATATAACAATAACCTCAATATCAATCGGGTCAACATCCGCTGGTCTGCGACTACCATAAACTCCTATCATATACTATATATTTTTAAAATTAACCCCAGTTGTATTTATTTTATAAAACCCTAAACCAGATTTAATTAACTCGTTAAGATTATTAATATTTTTTAGTTTTTTAATTGGGTCGAAAACATTATTAACACCCCTATCAATAAATACTTCTGATAATATTTTAGGTTCATCAACCAAATTATTATATAATAAATAATTTGATTCGTTTGATATACCATCAGGGCTTCTTTTATATTTAAATATAGTTGTTCCATCAGGAAAATCAATATACTTAATAGGATAATCAGTACCCACATAAAGGATATATTCAGATATTCTATTGTTTTTTAATATCATTCCGAATATATCCGTACCATGTATTAATATTTTTTGATTTATTATACTAGTGTTTGAATATATTGGTATATTTTGTTTATTATCTTTATTTAATAAATTGGTATTTCTACCACTAATAACAGAAATATTTTTATTTATTTTTTGTATTACATCAATTTCTTTGGTGCCATAAACACCAATAGTATTATCTATATAACTAACAACTGGTTTATTAATAAATGATTTTTTTATTGTGTCTATTTTAGATGTGGTTGTACCAGTAACAAAATAACTATTATCCTCAAAATATTTTGTTAGCCCAGTAGACGTATTTGTATCAAAAATTTCATTAATTATTTGTTTTGTATTAGTACCATTAAAAACAGCATTAACCCCAATCTTTTCAGAAACTAATTTTGTTTTATCTTGCTTTATAAAAGTAGAATCAACTAAACTATCTAATTTTGATAAAGTTAAATTTTCAGAATTAATATATGTACCACCCAATACCGTATTACCTGTTAATGAAATTACAATGTTATAATCACCATAATCATTTATTAATATTTCCATAAAATTAGTTTATTGTATATTTAATAGGTATATTAATTATTTTTTTATTATTAATATCAGATAATAATATTTTAATATTTGCTGATAAGGATAAAGGTTTATCTATATCATAACAATATAACCCCCATAATAAACCCATAACAAAATAAATATTTAATTCTAATGTTTTATTTTTTTCTATAATAAAACCATTAGATGGTGATTCAGATACAACCCCAATCATACAATCACGCAAATTAAATAAATTAATATTTTTATTCGTGTTATCATAACCACTTAAAATATTACTCATCTTGGTAAAATTATTTGAGTTAATATTATTTGAATATATATCTATGTTTTTTGATAGGTATTTTTTTGTTATGTTAAAATCATACTTAAAAATATAATTTAAAAATTTAAATTTATTATCATTTGATAAATTATTAAACTTTATTTTATTTATGTTAGGGTCGGAATCGTTATATTTGTCCAATATCATATAATACCCACTAATGTCATCACTAAATAAATCACTACCTGAACCAGAACCTAAACCAGTTACATTAAAATTATAATTATTTATTCCGTAATTACTATTAATGTAATTATTTTTAAAATAATTAACCAGAGAATTAGAAATATCCACATTAAAATCCAAAAATTCGATAATTGAAAAATTAT